TAGGTATTGACTCTAATGTATTTTGGAATATGAGTATTACTGAAATTACATACGCAATAAATGGATTTACAGAGTTCAACGGTGGTAAGAAAGAAAGACCAATGGACAAAGAGGATTTAAATGAGTTAATGGAGAGATACCCAGATTACTAAATGGCTACAGAGTTAGATAAATTAATTGTTAAGATAGAAGCAGACTTATCCGATTTAAAAAGAGATATGGATAAAGTCAATCGCTTGGCTGACACATCTGGTCAAAAATTCACAAAATCATTAAGAAAAATAGGGGTAGGGTTTGCTAACTTAGGCACTAAAGTTGCCAAGTTTGGGACTCTAACAACTGCTGTTTTATCTGGTGTTGCAATTAAAGGCTTTGTTGATGTAGGTATACAAATTGAAAATCTACAAATAAGATTAGAAGCTTTATTTGGTTCTGCTAGCGAAGGTCAAAAAGCATTTGACAATATGGTTAAATTTGCAGCTAAAGTCCCTTTTACCTTACAAGAAATACAACAAGCTTCAGGTAACCTTGCAGTTGTTGCTGATGATGCAGACCACTTAGCAGAGATATTAGAGATAACTGGAAATGTCGCTGCAGTTACAGGTTTAGACTTTAGGCAAACAGGTGAGCAAATACAAAGGTCATTCTCTGGTGGTATTGCTTCTGCCGATGTCTTTAGAGAAAGAGGTGTTAGAAGCTTGCTTGGTTTCCAACAAGGCGCAGAAGTTACGGTAGAAGAAACCATAAAACGATTTAAAGAAGTATTTGGCAAGGGTGGTGAGTTTGGAAAAATGACAGATGAACTTGCTAACTCTTTAACGGGTACAGTTTCAATGATAGGCGATAAATTTTTTGCTTTCCAAAAATCCGTAGTTGACGGTTTCTTTAATGAACTAAAAAAACAATTTGGTGATTTAAATAAATTTTTAGCAGATAATGAAGCAAAAATAAGAATGTTTGGCCAAGAATTAGGCGAGTCTTTAGCTAAATTAATTAAATTAACTGCAGAAAATACAGAAAATATTAAAAACTTTTTTATTGCATTAGCTGGTGTTGGTGTGCTTTCTATGTTAGCTAGTTTAACAAATGCGATTAATACATTAACTGTTGCTATGTTAGCAAACCCTATATTTGCTGCAATCGCAGGTACAGTTGCTATTACTGGCTTGGGAATATTTGGTGGAATTAAATTAGCTGAATTTGTTACAAATCTGACAAGAGATACGGTAAAAATAACTGACGAAATTAAAAAACAAAATAAAGAATTTAGAGAAGGTCAAGATATGCTTCTAAATTATAATAGAACGCAAAAAAAAGTCGCAGATGCAGTTTTTAAAGTTTATAAAGATATTGACCCAGTTAGAAAAAAACAAGAACAAGCTGACGAAAGAGAAGCAAAACGAATTGCGAAAAAAGCTGAAGATATGGCGAAATTAATAGAATTGAATAACCAGTTTGCAGAGTCGCAAGGAAGATTAACAGTTAGATTAAATGCTACAAAAGATGAATTAACTGACTATCAAAAAACAATGGAAGGTGTTATTAATATAATAAATCAAGCTGGGCAGTCTATAGCACAGGCATTTTCACAAGCTATTGTGCATGGTAAAGATTTTAAAGACAGTATGGTTGATATATTCCAGACTATTATTTCAAAAGTTATTGAGTTAATTATACAGATAAAGCTTATAGAACCATTTATGGAAAACCTTGAAGATGTTTTAAGAGGTACTAATACAGCAAAAGATAAAGACTCAACTTCTGCTGTTGGTGGTCGTGTTCTTGGTGATATTATAGAAAAAGGATTTGACTTTTTAGGGTTAGCTGGTGGTGGAACAGTACAACCAAATACACCATATATGGTAGGTGAGCAAGGTCGTGAATTATTTATGAGCAACACTGGTGGGAAAATGGTACCAAATCACATGCTAGGCTCTAACGGTCAGCCTATTGTTATAGAGCAAAACTTAAATTTTGCAACAGGGGTAAGTCAAACAGTAAGAGCAGAAGTTATGAATTTACTGCCTACTATAAGAGATAATACCTTATCAGCAGTTAGAGATGCACGATTAAGAGGTGGCACTTTTGCTAAGGACTTTGGTGCATAGTGGCAGAGCCTACATTTCCATTATCCATGCCTACTAGTCCAAATTTCGTAAGAAGTGAATGGACTATAAGACGAGCTGTAGCAATAACGCAAAGCCCTTTTACCTTAGGAACACAAGCCAT